TTGTGTTATTTGATCAGCAGTTGAAGCTCCATCATTATATGGAATAAACCAACGGTCTGAAGTAGTAGGTGCATAGTACACAGAATTTTGAGTGTCTAGTCTATTCTCTGGATCATATCCATAGACTGCTGTTCCATCTCCTCTTGCCATAATTAAATCTCCTTAAATTTTCTTCCGAATTTTAGGGGTGGTTTTTTTGTGCACTGCTGTATCTCTAGATTTTTTACTAGCCATCTTAGCAGCCTTTGCCTGGGCTTGACCCGCTTTAGTATACGGGTATTTTGTTCCGTTAACTACTGGCATATTAAAATTGAATTTGAGAACGTTCTAATTTATCATAAACATCCTTGCGATAAGCAGGATCATTATCATAACGTGGATCACCCATGGCACGTACAACTTCCTGTTGACTTCTAAATCCGTCAACAGCTTGAGCTGCTTTGCCTTGGATCATTTCACCATCATAACCTACAGCATCTTGGTATCTATAATACATTGCTTGTAGTGCAAAGTTAATTGTATTCATATCACCTTGCTCTAATGCACCATCATAAGCTGCAATCTCTTCTGAAGTGAAATTACTTTTAGCCCAATCAACCATTTGACTATAAGCTTCCTCACCTCCTACTGCATTCTGAATAGCATCAACACTTTCAGAAGTCAGAGGTGCATAAGTAGGAGAGTCATCCTCATATTGAGATTGAAGTCTTTGATAAGTATCAATTAAATCTTTACTATCAAGCTGACTTAAAGCTTCTACGGTTTCATTAGACAACTTACCATTAGCATCAAACTCATCACCTGCTTGTATCACAGCCTGTTCAGTTTCAGTATACTCTACTTCTTCTTCTGTTTCTTCTTGCTCAGCTTTAGGCTCTTCTTCTTTATTTGAATCAGAACCCATCTTCTTTTGAAGTTCAATGTATGCCTGTTCTAATTCTTCTGCATCTTTATATTTCCCAGCAAGAAGTTCGTTTTGTTCTTCTGCTAATTTTTCTCCTATTTCTAATGACTCTGCATCACGCTGATCTTCAGCTTCAATGGTGTCAGGATCATTCGCAGGATCATACGTCAGGTTTACTGCCATAATTCGTTACTGTTTTTAATCCTCCGAGACCAACGTTTGTTACCACTCCGCCTGGGGCTTCAATGGTAGGCTCACCTATCTTAGGTTGTTGAGCATATTTATTGGTATCGAAAGAGGTGGGTTTTGCAATTTCGTTTTCTTCAAGATTTGGATTCACCTTTGATAAAGGTTTCATCTGTGTCTTCGGTTTTGATGCCGGAACTCTTTTAGGTCGAGTGGGTTTATTATTCATCTGATAATGATTGTAAAGTTCCTCCTAATGCTTCAGCTGCATCAGGATTTTTCGAGGGATCAAAGATAGGTGCTGAGACCATTTGACCAGCTTGATCAGTCAGTGACTGTTCCATTGCTTGGCCTTGAGAAGCTTCTGCTTCTTGCTCCATAGTTTCTGGAGACTTAATAAGGTTCAATACATCAATACCTTGTGCAGCTGCAAGACGTTTGATAGCTTCTGAGGCATCAATGAATTTCATCAATGATTCAGGCCCAAGCGTTTGAGCTATGGTTGTAATGAATGAAGTTAAACTTTCTCTATCTTGACCTCTACCTAGTGCATTTATTCCTGCTACAATAGTTGGATTAACATACTTCTTAGGTATACGTGGTATTTCTCCAGTCCTTTGTAAGACTAGAAGTTTTCTATCTAAATAAGGTATTAAGAATTCAACAGTAAGCAGTGAGAATAAACCACCAAGCTGTTGTTCTAGTTCTAATTGGGTGAGGCGTACCTCTTCTGCTGTGACTCTTTCAGCGTTACGAGGATTCATAACAAGGAAAGCTTCAAGCAATCTTCTTTCTAATTGTTGGGCTAGATTAAATGCAGTTTGGAAATCAGCTGTCTTACCAACTTGTACGACACCGATATCTTCAGGACGTCCTTGGACAATCGCTCCATTACCGGCTGCTGCTATAGTCTGTGGCTTCGTAGTTGAGCTAGGAGATACAGTAAAGATTACCTTTGCTGCAGCTGCGCTACCCTCAACGAGTGCTTGAGATAGTCCTTCTAAAGAATTGAAATCTCCTAAGAACTCTTCGACTCTACCACGTCCATAGTTTTCTCCATCAATACTATTAAATCTTAGTACCAACCATGGGCTAGCATCCTTAGGTGCTTTACCCTGTGATCCTGGTATAAGCTTATCAAATGCTTCTTGATGCCATACCCATTTGTTTCCTTTTAATTTAACACAAGTGTAGACGTCCACATCTTCTTCATTTCTAGCTCCGATACCACCACCAGTATCACCTGCGTGATTAGGAGTAGTTCTTTCTATATCTTGAAGCTCTTGTGGCAACAGACTACGGTTAATAATTTCTTTTGTAACGATTTCCATTACGTTACCATTACCATCTCGTTCTACAACATAACGGTTCAATGGATAATGCTTAAGACCATCCTTACCCATATAAATGAGTGCGTTGCCACCAACAACTAAGTGTTTAATTGCTTGGTGTACAGTAACTCTATCACTAGAAGCAGCAATGGAATCCATTACCATTCTTTCAAGTTTCGCAAAACTTAAATCAAGTTCAGACCTAACTTGTGGGTCAAAGTCTTTACCTAATTCATCATCTTTAATTTGAAACTTAAAGAAGGTACTCTGTGGTGGTAGTAAAGCTAGCATTAATTTAGCTGCTAACGTTACTACACACTTAGATCCAACGGATTGCCAAGGTGTATCTAGTTTAATATGAGTTGATCTTCCTTCATCATTTTTGATAAGGTAAGGAAGGGTAAGCTTAGAGCATTGAACAGCAACGTCAAGAAACTGGGTACGGTTTCCAGTAAGTTTATCGTATCTTGTGCGTGCGTAATTCATTAGCCTATTGTTGGTTGACCTTGTTGACCACCACCTGGTATCAATGATCCGGCTGGGACTCGTGCAATACGTAAGTCACTAGCTTTCTTAGCTCTACCTTTTTTTCTCTTCTGCTTCTCCCTACCCAGACCTTGCTCTGCACTAGCGACAGTTGATCCTACCTTAGTAGCACCTGGTGTACGAGCTATTGCTTCAGCCGTCTTCCTTTCTGCATCTGCTTTTGCTGTCATTGCCTCCCATTGCAATTGGTCTTGTTCCCTAGCTAGTCGAGCATCTTCACGAGCCTCTTCTCTTGCTTTTGCTGCTGCCTCTTCTGCCGAAGGACCACTGGGTGAACTGCTACGCCTTCTTCTTCTTCTGCCCATAATTAATACCTAAATTCTTTTAGTTAATACTGAATAAGTGTGTTTCCAATTTAATTTTTTGGCAAGACCTTTTCTTACCGTCACTTCTATTATACTACAACCATTCTCTCTACCATAATCTTCAATGGAACCAAAGTGTTTCATCCATGGTTCATAATCATAGCCAGATTTAGTAGCCCAGATATGTATTTGCAGTATCTTAGCACGTGGTAGCTGTGTAGCTTCACATACTAAAGCTAATTTGATTTCATTGTTATCTGACCCAATCCATAAAGCACAGTCCTCACGCATAATGAGATCTAAATAATCTAATGAATTATATGCTTCATCAGATTTTACTAGTGCTTTAGTGATTAAAGGTTCAACCTCATCCCAGACAAGGAACACATCTTCTGGGCGGATAAGACGTACTTCCATTATTCTTCTAGTCTGTTTCTATACCAATCGACAACTGAACGTTGCCCTGATTTAAACATAATAGTACTCAGTTCTTCTTTAGGATGAGGTGTGACAACCGGAAACTTTTCATCCATTTCTATAAGAAGTGACTTTGCGTTGGGACCTAGTATAGGTTCAAGCGTACTGTGGGAGGTTTGTATTTGCATGTTCGAAAAATGCTGGCATTCTTGCCGTCTTGGTGGAGATTAATTCTGGTGCTTTGCCTTCATACATTAAGCGATCGCTTACATCTAGCCAGAATTTTTTGTCTAAATATTTACAGGTAGCATTTATACCTA